GACAATGGATAACTAGCCTGCATCGGCATCTTTTAAACAGTGACCAAAAGTTAATGGTCCACATGCACATGGCACTGGCTGACTATAATCTAATAAATTTTGGGGCATTTTGGCAAATTCTCGGAATTCTGCATCTCTTAAAAAATTTAAATATTCCATTTGTGTACTCACTGGGCACATTTCAGTTACAGGTGCAGTTTACTCCGGCATTGACCGACAACAACACTGTGGCAAATGCAGAAATTGCGCAGTTTAACAAACACAAACTTGACCTAAACTTATCAACTTACCCCCAGGAGTTACAACAGGTACAGTCGCCGATATTCCATGTTCCAGATCCAGTCTGGCAATCTGGATTTGCCAGCGAAGTAATGACAAAGTTAAAAACACTTGACATTTGACCAGTTATACTGTATTATACACACATGCGAATATTAACACTTGACAACACTGTATTTGACCTTGACCATCTTCCAGAAGAAGTTGAAGACATGAGGTTTGCTATATTTGACAACAGTGATCCCAAGGATCCTGACTATCATTATATTCCGCTTATTTTCTTGGAAAGCTTCAATGCGCCTGCACTGGTACTGCAAATTGGCGCTCACAAAATACGCATGCCCATGGACTGGCAGATACTGATTGGTGAACCCGAAGTAGGCGACCTTGAAGTACTACCCTTGACCAGTATCAACGATCGCGGGTTTAAAGTATTTCAGTTCAACCCACTCAGTAGTTTCCGTCCCACCTTTCCCACCATTGAAATTGTAGACGTGTATCACGAAGTGGCCTGGTACGCACCGAGATTAAAAAACGGACAGATGCTGTGTGTTCCTATCTCCGACGGCCCCAAACCGGACTGTGTGTACTTTGTCAAGGATATCAGTCGTAACTGTGAAATTGTAGATTATCAAAAGGCCTGGTAATGAGTGACAAGTTAAACATTGCCAACGAGATGCGACAGTTTGATCGTAAGAACCGAGACTTTTACAACGAGCTCTCCGATGAAGAACGTAAGAAGTTTTCAAACTTTTTAATGTTGCGCTGGGGCAGTGCCGTAGAAGGCAGTAGAGAACTGCAAGAGTTTTATGTTATTGCACTGAATGAACGCTTTAACAAGCACTTCTTTGCCCTGAGTAAACATCCAGGACTGCAATGGCTATGTGCCACAACAGTGAGTCCCAACATGGGCACACCTCGGCACACATGGATTGCTCCTAAGAAAAAAGAACCCGGAGCCAGTGGTATACGGAAACAATTAGCAGAACTGTACCCACATCTCAAAGACGATGACATTGCAGTGCTGGCATCAATCACTACCAAAAAAGAAATTGATGAGCATTTGAAGTTATCGGGCCAAGACATTAAAAAATGACCTACACCTGTCAGTATTGTCGCAAAGACTTTGTAAAAGAAACCAGTCTCACTGTGCATAGCTGTGAGCCACGGCGTCGCAGACAGGAACGAGCCGAGCGTGGTGTAGAACTGGGCTTTCAAGCCTACATCAAGTTTTATGAAATGACACAGGGCAGTGCCAAGCTAAAAACATATGATGACTTTTGTGACAGTCCCTACTATCGAGCATTTGTAAAGTTTGGTCGTTACTGTGTGGCCATACGTGCTATCAATCCGCCGCGTTTTATGGAATGGGTGCTGAAACAAAACAAAAAGATTGATCACTGGTGCCGTGATGCAGTGTATACAGAATATCTGATATACTATTTGCAAGTAGAGAACATCAACGATGCACTGGCTCGTGCAATGGAATACAGCATTGACTGGGCAGAAAAAACAGGTAACCCTGCACAGGATTGTTTGCGGTACGGTGGCACCAATGCAACTGTGTACGCAGTCACAACAGGACGCATCAGTCCCTGGGTAATTTACAACAGCGAATCTGGACAGGGCTTTTTAAGCACATTAGATGCAGGCCAAATTGGCATGGTGTGGCCCTACATTGACAGTGACGTATGGCAAAAGCGTTTTAAGGATTACTCCGCAGACCAAGAGTATGTCAAAGAAATATTAACACACGCAGGATGGTAACATGATCAAAGGAATAACACCTGGTCCAGGACTGACAATCAGTGGCGACACTTGGATGGACCCGTATATAAGTCCAGGCGCCCAGAGTGCTGGAATACTACGGTACAATTCAAGTTCAAGAAATATAGAAGTGTATGATGGTGTTGCTTGGCTGACATTATCCAGTGGTCATACTCAGATAAGTCTTGACGGTGTAACCCAAGAAGCAGTACAGTGGGCTCGTCGTCAAATGGAAAAAGAAAAACGCTTGGAAGAGTTGGCCAAACGGCATCCTGCTGTGGCCGATGCAATGGCCACAGTGGCACAGGCACAGGAACAGTTAGACATTGTCACAATCTTAGTACAACGATGAGCGCAGATATTGACATAGACTTTGCAGACCGTAGTCAACTGCTTGAATTAATCCGGCATACTCCCGCACGACAAACGACACAAGGTCAAACTCGTCGTCACAACTCGGGTGTGTATGTGACAGACATTCCATATGATCCTGTGAATCGTTGTGCGGCTATTGATTATGAAACCGCAGAGCAGTTGGGCTATTTTAAAATTGACTTGCTAAACATGAGCGTTTATCAGTTGGTTACCAGCCCCGAGCACTATGCTACAGCAGTCACCACTGAGCCAGACTGGAGTAAGTTGTGGCAAGATCCCGAGTGGGCTCGGCAGTTAGCACACGTGGGTAACTACACAGACTTGCTGAATGCGATGCGGCCAGATACGATTCCACGCATGGCAGCGTTTATCAGCGTCATTCGTCCGGGCAAAGCACACCTGCAACGACAGCCTTGGGCAACAGTTTTTGACTCTGTGTGGGATGGCGACGAGTCACGAGGTTACACATTTAAGAAAAGCCACGCAATCAGTTACGCAGCCTTGGTAGCATTACATATGAACTTGCTCAGTCCATCCGCCGCACAAGTGTAATACTTTTACGTTTGCCTTTTTTCAGTGCAATGTCGGCAAGACTGCACACAGGGCCATGCAAGATTTCAAGATCTTTGTTGGCAAATGTACGAAGGCAAGGTCTGAATACATCCCAGTCTTTTTTCAGGAAGATGTTGATGGGGATACTTCTATTGCTTTCCCACCACCAGGTGTTGGCCAACTCTAGGAATCGTTGTTTTAGTATCGGCTCGTGTATGCTGCCAAAGTCGTATATGGTGGTGACAGTGGCGTCTTGATTCTGCACGATTCCCACATACTCTGTTGAAGCATAAATGCAGAGTGTGATAAAGGGATACTGTTCGCTGAGTTTAGTAAAGATATCATTGGCCATCACAGGTATTTATACCATGCAATTTTGGCTAAATTTAAAGGTTGTCATTTGTCGCTAAATACAGCTATATGTATTCAACCACTGCTTACCTTTACCAACAAGTAACTCGAGTTATTGTAGTCGACACCAGTGGTGCTTATTTCAATTTGAGGTACAATCCTGTGTATGCTAAAAAACTAACCGTCAACAAAGGTGTTGACAATGTAATCCTGTTTGAGTTCATCAACCAAGACGAAAAGCCTGTGAACATCACAGGCAGCACACTGACATTTAGAATGGTCAGCCAGAACGGTGATGCACTGTTGGTTCAAAAAGAAATGGTTGTTATCAACGCACTGTATGGTCGTGCCAAAGTGACACTGACCACAGCAGAACTTGACACAGTGTTGGCTCAGCCTGCTGCCTACAGCATCATGCGAGCCAGTGGCAATCTAATAGAAGCAGTGTACACAGATGCACAAAGTGGTGCTCGTGCCCCACTGGATGTGGTAGACAGCGTGTACCCTCAGTACGTGCCCAGTGCTAACTTGACTATTCCCACAACAGATATCACAGCTCAGGTCAGTTATGGTGGATCCAGCAGTAGTGTATACCCAGACTGGGCACTAAATGCCGGCAGTCCAATCAACAACTATAGTCCTTACCAGCCAACTGAATTCTACAGTAGTTTTATTGAACCAGTGGGCGCCGTGACAACAATACAAATGGATTTGGTCGGCTACACAGGAACCATCAAGGCACAGGCCGCAGAAAATTATCAAAGCATCTGGTATAATGTAACACCATCTACACAGTATCTGAATAGAACTGAAACCATTTATATGAACGTGATTGGTTGGCATCCGCTATTGCGGTTGTGTTTCAACAACAGCATATACACCACAGGCACAAACGGACAGGCCATGGGCAATCCGGGACAGGCCACTGCCACAGTGGCCAATGGCGTTGTCACAGGAGTCGCTGTTTCTAACCCAGGGTTTGGTTATTTGGCTCCGCCATTGATTGAGTTTGTGGGCGAAGGTGCTGGTGCTGTGGCCACTGCCAGCATATCAGGCGGATCAATCAGTGGTATTACACTGGTCGCAGGTGGATCTGGATACCGTCCAGTTCCTCCTACCATGCAGTCAGTGCAGGTTCTTGTTTCCACCGGGCGTGTGGTAAACTTAAAATACCGTTAAGCCAAAACAAGTTGCATTGTGTCACAAAACATGTTACAATAGTAGCATGATTGATGTGTTGGCATTTTTACCAGGCAAAAGAAAACAGTCTAGTTCTGGTTGGATTTCTTTTAATGCACCCTGTTGTGTACACAACGGCAACACACCGGACCGGCGTGGACGCGGTGGTATCAAACTGTCAGATCCCGGCTGGAGTTATCACTGTTTCAACTGTGGGTATACCGCAAGTTTTATTCTGGGACGCAACATTGGATTCAAAGCACGTCGATTGCTGGAATGGATAGGCGTTCCTGAAAACGACATCAATCAAATCAATCTTGAAAGCATGCGCCATCGCAGTGTTGAAGGCATGATTGAAGATCGCCAGCGTGTTTGGAATAGCCTGGCACCCGTTGAATTTGCAGAAACAGACTTGCCAAACTTTGTGGATTTTGTAACACCTGCAAACCCTGAGCACTGGGCATATCTTAGGAGTAGACATGTGCCGGAAGATTATCCCATCATGGTATCGGCCACAAATACCACTCGTCCTGGTGTAGTTGTTCCGTTTACCTACAACAACCAAGTGGTAGGCAGTACAATACGATTCTTAGATGATCGTAACCCACGTTACATCAACGACATGCCCCGGGGCTATGTTTTTGGCATGGACCTACAGCAAGCAGGTTGGCAACATGTGATTGTGACAGAAGGCATCTTTGACGCACTCTGTATCAGTGGGTTGGCTGTGATGCACAACGAAGTAAGCGACGACCAAGCAAAACTGATACGCAGTCTAGGACGCAATGTTGTTGTGGTTCCAGACCAAGATGCCGCAGGAATAGAACTTATAGATCGTGCAGTGGAACTGGGATGGAGTGTAAGCATTCCAAACTGGCCCGAGGGTGTTAAGGACATCAATGATGCTGTGAAACTCTGGGGCAAGTTAACCACATTGCTAACTATAATGCAATCGAGTGAGAGCAGTAAGATCAAAATAGAACTAAGGAAAAAGCAACTTGTTAAAAGATTACGGACCTGAAGTCCAGCGATTATTCCTGGAAATGATGCTAGAAGACGCTGGCAGTTATGTGCGTGTTCAAAACATTTATAATCCACAGAACTTTGACCGGAGCCTGCGTACAGCGGCTGAGTTCATCAAAGAGCACACGGACAAGCATAAGACTATGCCAGACAGGATGCAGATTTCGGCAACCACTGGCATCAAACTACAACCTGTGCCGGATTTAAATGAAGGACATTTTGATTGGTTCATGACTGAGTTTGAGAGCTTTACCAAGCGACAAGAACTTGAACGTGCTATTTTAAAGTCAGCGGATCTATTAGAAAAAGGCGAGTTTGAGCCAGTTGAGAAACTGATCAAAGACGCAGTACAGATATCTCTTACCAAGGACATGGGCACAGACTATTTTGCAGACCCAGCGGCTCGTATTAACAAGTATTTCAACTCAGGTGGACAAGTGAGTACAGGTTGGCCACAGCTGGACAAGTTGTTGTATGGTGGATTCAGTCGCGGCGAACTGAACATCTTTGCAGGTGGGTCGGGGTCGGGTAAGAGTTTGGTTATGATGAACATTGCACTGAACTGGCTACAACAAGGTTTGAGTGGTGTTTACATCACACTGGAACTGAGTGAAGAACTTACAAGTTTGCGTACAGATGCTATGTTGACCAATATGTCGACAAAAGATATCCGCAAAGACATTGACACAACAGAGCTCAAAGTTAAACTGGTGGCCAAGAAGTCAGGCCAGTATCGTGTCAAAGCATTACCGGCACAGAGCAACATCAACGACATCCGCAGTTACATTAAAGAAGTACAGATCCAAACAGGCATTCGGGTAGACTTTATGATGATTGACTATTTGGACTTGCTGATGCCGGTCAGCGCCAAAGTCAGTCCCAATGACTTGTTTGTCAAAGACAAGTATGTTTCAGAAGAACTGCGCAACTTGGCCAAAGAACTGGGTGTGTTGATGGTAACTGCAAGTCAGTTGAATCGTAGTGCTGTGGAAGAAATTGAATTTGACCATAGTCATATTTCAGGTGGTATCAGTAAAATTAACACAGCAGACAATGTGTTTGGTATCTTTACTTCACGTGCTATGAAAGAACGTGGCAAGTATCAAATACAATGTATGAAATCTCGAAGCTCGACCGGCGTTGGTCAAAAGATTGATTTGGAGTACAACATTGAAACTATGCGCATTACTGATGAAGGCGGGGACGAAGGAACAGGGTACAACCGCCCCCAAAGTTCACTTATGGACTCAATCAAGGCCCGCAGTCAAGTCAAGGCTGCTGAGCCCAGTTCTGGCAGCGGGTCGGCACCATGGGAAAAACCAACAGGAACACACGCTTGGGATTATCAACCTGGTGGTAAAGAATTAAAACCCGAGGCTGCAGAAAAAGTCACAGCAGATGTTCAAAGTAACAAGCTCAAGCAACTGCTGGGACAAATTAAACAGTCATGAACTTAGTTTGTTTTCCGCATTACACCTGTGGCGGATTGTTGGTTGATATATTGTCTGACACTTTTTCACCGGTACATCCGGTTAACAATGGCATCAACAGTGTTGCGCAC